GCCAGACCGGCGAGCGTGATTTGGCCGGTTGACGCCGCCGCCGTCGACCCGAGCGCGTTCGTCAGGGGCGTGATGGCGCTCTCGCCAAGCCCGCCGTACAGGACCGTCGTGGCGTACTCGTACTCGTGCAGCGTGCCGCCGACGAGTGTCGTCTCCATCCGACCACCGGCCGCTGCATACGTCACGGTCACTCCGCTCGGCGCGTCCATCGGGAGCCCGGCGTACTGAAGCGTCGTACCGTTGTAGCGGTACGTCCCGCTCACCGAGTCATCACCGGGGACCGAGAAGTAGATCCACTCGTTGATCTGGCGGAAGTAGATGGGGAACGCGCTCGGATTGATGCCCGACGACCCGGACAGGTCGGCGCTGAACGACATCGAGGTTGGGCTGGTGATCGTGATTTTGCTGATCCCGCTGGTCGCCGCACCGTGCCGCTTGTAGCAGATGAGCAGGTAAGGCGTACCGCTGGCCGGGCGATAGACCGCCCCACCGTGGAACGTGGCATCGCTGAACCACGCAGCGGGCTTGGACCCGGAGGAGATCACGTCCTGCCATCCGCCACGACGCTCCATGAGCCCCTGGAATGAGCAGGACGTGTTGTACTCCGTCCCGTCGTAGGAGGCTGTCGGGCTGCCACCCTTGCGACCGCTGTTCGTCTGGCGCCCCCCCGAGATGGCGGGGATGCGATACCGTCGACTCAACGGCGACTCCACTGCGGGTACGCCCGCTTGCGGATCTGGTAGTAGGTGTCACCCTCGGCGGGCTGGTTCCACGCGATGGCTTCCTTGATGCCGTTCTCGTAGCGAGCTGTGTACTGGCCCGCCACGTTCGGCTTGAAGCGCATGAGACACTTGGCGATGATCCCATCGGCAAGGTACTGGTGGAACCCGTCAGGGATGTTCGGTACGTCGGTCACAACGAACGTGTCACCGTCAGCCGGGGCGGCGGGAAACTCGGGGTAGACCGTCAGTTGCGTCTGTCCTGCGCTCGACCCCTTGCTCCGGCTGGCGGTGACACGAGCCTTGAAACCATCGTTCGCTCCAGACGTGAAGCGAACCTCACACCCGTTCCAGAAATTGCGGGGCCGGTCAGGGAGACTCGTAGCCGAGAAGACTCCCGGTAACGGGTCCGCGTAACCACCCCCCGCGCTATTCTCAACCGTAGCCAGCGTCGGCTTCACCGAGTACTCATTCCCCGCCCTCACATACTCGATGATGAGAGAGTCCGGGTAGACCTGGAACCGAACACCGGCCTGGATCGTGTTACTGAACGCAGACGACACGGTGATGTCGTTCAGCGTGTTCGACGTGATCGTCCCCGTCTCGCCCTCGCACGCGCCATCCATGATCCTGACCGTGAGCCCGGCGTACATATTGACCGTGGACGCCACGCTCGTCTTGTTGATGACGGTGGTCGACCCAGAACTGGAAGTACGGCCGTCGAACCCACCCAGAGGGGGCGCCGGGTAGATGCCGATGTTCTTCCGGTCCTGGGTCAAGTAGTAGAGGTACGGGATGCCCGACTGGATCGTCATAATCCCGATCTGTACCGACTCAGGCTCGCGCCACGGGAGGTTGCGAACCGCCGTGAAGCCGGGGTAGTTGAACGCCACCTTGTTGACGTGCAGGCAGTCTTCAGGGAGCGCGTGCAGCGTGGCCCCTGCCACCAGCACGTCGGAGGCCGTGCCACGCACCGTCTCGGTACGGCGGGCGAAGTCCCGGCACACGTCGGCGGCGTAGGCCGCCATCACGCTCGGCGGGAACTCGTGCATCCCGAGGTCGCGGATCTGTGTCGACGCGGAGGAGATCACGTCCGCGAACGACATGAAACTCGGGGCGCCGTAAGGCATCAGGCCCCCTCAACCAGCGAGCGGCGCGTCCCCGTGGGGATCTGCCCCTGCACGTTGGCCTGGATGTTGTTCAGCCACTTGGAGCGGATCGCCTCCATCTCCATCTCGAACGTGTCCATGAACTGCGCCGCATCGACCTGGGCGCGAGGGGCGGCCAGAGCCGCCGCGTAGTAGCAGATGAGCGGGTGGAACTGCTCGGGGACGAGGGACACCTTGGCGATCTCGTAGGTGTCTCCGCTTCCGGGCTCCAGCGGAAAGTCGGGCGTGACCTGGATCAGGCCATAGCTCGGGCCGCTGGCCGCCACGAAGCTCGCTACGCGACTTGCCACACCAGACAGGATTCCAGTCTTCCACCGCACCTGGGCACCAAGCCATGCGTTGTCGATGCCAGTCTTTGTGGCCGAACCGGCGAAGTAGGCAGTCGGATCGTAGAACGACCCGCCCGTGCCCGTAGCCGAACTCCCACGCGATCCATCCCAGATGTCCGTGGACTGGAACTCGGCCGGGCGCTGGTAGTAGCGAACCGTCACCACGTCGTTCGTCAGAGGCGACGGATAGAGCCGGATGCGCGACCTCCCCGGCTTGTAGGTCACGGTGGTGCTGATCTGTCCGCCCAATTCCACGAAGAAGTGCTGCGCGCCGCGCATGGGCCTGTGGTGCGTGGAGTAGGTCAGGGCGGCGATGTCGTGCGCCGGGAACTTCTGGTGGTGGACCAGGGGGCCAGATGCACCGCCAAGGTTGACCGTGGCGCCGATGAGTTCGCGCATGTCGGTCGGGAGGTCGTACTCCTGCGTCCCGGTTGTGATGCCTGAGATCGTTGCCGTCTTCTGGTAACGCTCACGCTCGATGTTGACGAGCAGGCCAGCCACAACGCTCTGCCCCATGTTGATGTAATTGATGACGGCGGCCGGGTTCACCTTGTCGCCCTGCGGGTCGCCCACCAACTGCATCACCATCGACCGCATTTCCTTCAGGTTCATCATCGCGCCACCGCCTGCTTGTAGGGGTTCGTGTTGCCCCAATTCATGCCCGGCATCGACGGGCTCACGTTCTGCTCCCACTTGTAGCGCATCATCTCAAGCTCCCTCATGTACTGTCGCTTGTAGATGCCGCTCTGGTTCCCTAGCTTGCGGCTGGCGAGGTCGGCCGCGTACAGGACGACGAGGTGGTGGTACTGCTGCGGGAGTGGGCACACCTGGTCGAGTTCGTAGGTAGTGTTGACGAGGATCGAGTTCGGGAACGAGTCGGAAGTAAACCCGCCCGTTGCAGGCGTGAACGACAGGACGTTCCCGCGCATGTGGATGTTGTTCAGGCTTGTGAACCGGACCTGGGAGTTGAGCCCCCAGAAGTCGAGCCCGCTGCCGTAGAACGGCGCATTGATGTCGATCCAAGCCGAAACACTACCAGCCGCCGTCGTCACGCTACCGTTGTAGATCCCGCGCTCGTGCAGTTCGGTGGTCTTCTTGTAGTACCAGACCTCGATGGACGTGGCACCAAGGCCGTTTGCCGTGGCAGGCGTCGGGTAGATCGTCACCTGCGCCTGCCCCACGTTGTCGTTACCCGCCTCCGACCAGAAGTGGTACTGGCCGTAGACCGGGCGGAAATCGGAGTTGTAGTTGATCGCCTGGAGTTCACCGAGGGCGATCTGGTTGCACACGACGCCGTTGAAGATGACGACCGCGATCTCGCGCACGTCGTTCGCCACGGTGTAGGTGGCCGTACCGTCGACCGCCGTGATGTAGCGGCGGACGAGCCACTTGTCCTTCTCCACGTCGTAGATCTGCCCCTCAAAGAAGTTCTGGCCCCAATTGAGGTACTGGACCTTCTCTCCCCATCCGAGGCGACCGTTGCCCGTGTCCCCGATCATGCCGTCGAGGGCGGCCCGCATTTCTCGGAGCGTCACCTTTGCCCCTCCATCTCGTTCAGGACACGCCCGCGAATCGGGGTGCCAACGGCATACCGCGCATTGATGGACGACACCGACCGCTCGAAATGGGCCAGCGCCGACTCGGCGCGTTCAGGAAACTTCTTCAGGAATCCCCGGTAGGTGGCGTAGGCGATCCACGCGGGCATACACTCGGCAGGTAGCGATGAAATCTCACCCACGTCCACGCTGTTGCCGCTGCCGCTCGTGGCGCCGAGCGATGCCACCGTGAATGTCCCGGTGCCCGTAGCGAACGCCGACACCGCCTGCTCGACGGATGCGGCTGCGCCGGTCCTCATCCGCAGGTTGCATCCGACGAACCAGGAGTTCGCGTAGCCACCAGCCCCCGACGCGACGACAGAGGTGGAGCTACCAGCCCCCGTCGTCAGCCCACCGAAGAACTTGGCCCGCTGCGTCGGCCGGGGCAGGTAGCGCACGACGCAGGCGGACACGCCCGGCATCGAGTAGACACGCACCGTCTGGTAGTCGACCGTGGCGTAGGCCACCTCCTGGTCCACCGAACCCGCCCACTTGCCCTTCCTCGCGTTCCAGAACTCCTGGGGCGAGAGGAGGATGCAGCGCATGGACAGGCTCGACTTCGTGACGTACACCCCGAGAACACGCGACCAGTTGACCGTGGAGTCCGTGCCCGACGTGAGCCCTTCGGCACCCGTAAGGGAGATGCTGCTGGAATCGACAGCCATGTTGGCGAGCGCCCGGTCGTCGAGCGCGTCGTAGGTAGCCTGCTCGCCCATCGTGATCCATCGCACGCAATCGTCGTCCGTGACGAACGCCGACGAGGCAACGGTGCGATAGGGCTCGGCCAGCGCCGACCTGACTTCGGTGATCTCGGTTTGAAGGTTCATCTAGCCGCCAGCATAGATCCAGTGCCCCACCATGAAAAGCTGGTGAGTTCCGGCCGCCGGGTTGGACGTGGTGAACGTGATGACAGGCGAAGCGGCGGTTCCGTCCGTCTTGAATATCGGAAGACCGTAAGGTGGAATATGGTTGTGAACATACCCGGACTGGCGAAGAATCATGTACAGCGTTGCCGCTCCGTCAACGCTAATCTGGATGTCCTCGGTGATTCCTCCACTGGCCTGCGTGGATGCGACCCAGATTGAGTCGACGATAAAGGCAAATGCGTCAGACGGGATCTCCGTCCCCCATGTCACGGTGAACGAAAGGGCTCCGCTCCCCGTCGAAGTCTTCTTCCGAACGACCCTCTTGATCCTCTCGACCTCTTCGTGAAGCATCGCTACTGCCCAATCACGATGACATCGAACGTGCTGGTGATCGTTCCGGAGAACTGTGACGTCGAGCCGGGAACGTAGAGGTAAATCTTCGGCGTAGCACCGGCAGCGCCACGAACGAAGATAGCCTGGTTGGCGGGCGGGAGGCCCGACTCCATCGGCTGGAAGATGATGAAGTCGACCTGCTTGAACCCGAAGACGGCCGGGTCCACATTGTCACCACCAGACGTGTACGTCCCAGACCCGGTGATGCGGCAGATGACGGCCTTCCGGTCGCCCCAAACCGTCTGGACTACGTTTGAAGCTGCGTAAGCTCCCATGTATCAGTACCCCATCGCCTCAAGGCGAGTAGTGATGGTGGAGAGATTCGTGCCCGTCGTCGCTTCGATCAACGGGCCTGTCTGGATAGTCTGGTCCGTGGTCGGGCTCATCGTGCCCTCGATCTTCGGGTTCGGGTTGCCACCCGTCCTGACCTGGATGTTCTGCGCCGTGACCGGCGACGACTGCTGGTAGACCGTGAGTGCGGCCGATTGCATCACCTTGACGTAGCCCGTCGTGTAGTCGTACTCGAAGGAATAGCCGCCCTTGGGCTGGATGTGGAGCGAGTCCACGCGAGCCAACCCAAGGGCGTCCGCTGAGATCGCCTCCGACGAACCACCGTTGACGTAGCTACCGGAGAAGGTCACGTCAGCGATAACGCTGTACGCGCTCCCCACGGAGTTCCGCTTCCTGTTCGAGATCGTGGAGGCCATGTTCTGCTACCCCGTGCAGGCCACGAGCGTTCCAGACACCGAACCGACACTGGTGAGGCCGGTTAGGTAGGTCGGGTCCATCACTGCGAACGGGAAGTGGTGAACCGTGCTCGTCGTGACCCACTGAACCGCCTGCCCCGCCGTGTCAGAAGCCACGAGGCCCGCCGACTGGTTGGCACCAGCGGTAGCCGAGTTGCCCTTGTAGTTGATGCGCGAGCAGTGTCCGCCCGTCTGCATCCACCCGAAGTAGCTGACGCCACCGTTGTACTGACCGTTGGCTGCCGTCGCCGCCGTGATCGCACCGAAACTCACGCCATGAACCGGCTGACCTCCAGTGAGGGATGACGGCAGCTTCTTGACGCGGTAGGGGTGATAGGCGATGACCGTAGCCGAAGCCAGGGCCGTGCCGAACGCACGCTCCAGGTAGAACGTAACCGACCCAGAGGTCGTCGCCGTGTTGCCGACGATACGACGAGTCTGTCCGATGCCAGTACCAGCCGTGCAGGACAGATAACCGCCGCGATACTGGTTCGCCAGCACCGACGCCATCGTGGCCGTCACCACGGTCGAATCCGTGGACGACGTAGCCGCCGACGTGCCCGACGCCGAGTTGGTGTACGGGATGATGAGGTCGCCTTCGGCCAGAGCCGTCGTGTCCGCCAGTTCGACGTACTTGAACGTCTTGCCGTCGTAGGTCGTGAACATCGTCCCAAGCTGGAGGGGCGGCGTGGTGCCGCTCGACCCGTCAGACGCGACGTTCTGGAACTCCGAATTGAACAGGTTCGCCCCGATGACGCGGGGAGGAGCCGAACAGAAGTCGAAGTTGCCGAGGATCTGAGATCCGCGAGTGTTATACGCCATGTCTAGTTCACCTCCCCTACTGCGTGATGCCCGACATCACGACGTTGAAGCGACGATTCTTCCCGACGAGGTTCCCCGTCCAGGTCAGCTTGTTCGTCTTGAACATCTGGTCGTGCGGCGACATCCAACCCCACAGCTTGAGGTTGTCCATCTTGTGAGAGATGAAATCGAACACGTCCTTGTAGATCATGTACAGGTAGCCGCTCGGACAGTGCGAGTCGACCTGGAGAGCCAACTCCTCGAACGCGATGTCGCTCGACACGTCGCCGTTACCGAACCCGCCCGTCGCCTTGCCCGGCGAGGTGAACCGCTGCATCGGCTGGAGGGTCGCGTAGTACAGGTCGTGGATGGCCTGCGTGGTCAGGATCACGTTCGGACGGCGCGAGCCCTGCGTGGCGAGGCCACGGGCCTGACGCAGCTTGAACGTGTTGATCGGCACGCCGGTCATGTCCACGATGATGTTGCGCCACCAGGTATTCGTGGACGCCGAGATGCCGCCGACGACGATGCTGGTCGTGGTCGACACATGGGCGCCGAGCCCGGTGATGCGGAGCGGGTCGGTGCCGTCATGGTAGAGGTCGCGGCCCAACTGCTGGCGCATCGACTCCTCCATGATGTTCATGCGCGTCTCCAGAGCGGAGCCGAGCTTGGCCGCACCGTTGTTCTTCAGTTCTTCGAGCCACGCGATGGCCGCACCAGCGTAGTACTGCTTCCAGGTGTACTGGTACTGCGTCACGATGTCAGCGATGGAGAGGTCGAGCGGCGTGGTGCCCGAGTACGGACCCGAGGGGCCTTCGCCGTAGACGACGCCGCCCGTCAGGAACGTACCGCCATCCTCCTTGGAGCCGGAGGTGTACATCTCCTGAAAGGCCGTGTTCGTGCCGAAGATCTGCTCCTGCACGCCGGGAAGCCAGTTACGCTCGGTGAGCGTATTGATGGTATCCCAATTGATTGTGGTGCTATACGGTCCCGCCATTTCTGGGGGCCTCCTTGTAGGTTAGGTCCCGGCCTGCCGGATGATGTCCGCGAAGGACATCCTCGCCGGTTTGCCGTTCTGTTCAGGCTTGGCCTGGGCCGGGACGATGATGGTGCGCCGACCCTTCTCGGCTGCCTTGTCGAGTCCAACCTTCTCTGCCTTCTTGATCCCTTCCGTGGCGACGTGACGCAGAACGGCTACCTCGTAGTCGCGGAAGTCGAACTTGGGGCCGAGCGCCTTGATGCCCTCGGCCTCAATCTTGTCCAGCACGGCGTCGTCCACGATGCCGGAGAACTTGGCCTTGTTCTCGGCGCGGAACGTGTCGCGCTGCGCCATGACCTTGCTGCGCTCCTGCTCAATGAGCATCGGCTCGACGACCTTGAGCAGCTTGTCCACGCGGGGGTCGGTGATCTTGGATGTGTCGAGCTTTCCGCCGTCGGGCTTCAACTCCGCAGGAGGGTTCGCCTCCAACTCCTCGATCAACCGCTGGACCTTGGCGCGGAACTCGGGCGCAACATCCATGAGTGCGGTCAACGTGCGGGCTGCTTCCAGCCCTTCCTCCCGCGTCTGAAGGTCCGCGATGAGGGCCTGAGTCTCCTCACGCTTGTCTCGCGCTTCCTTCATCTCGCGGATTTCATCCAGCGTGAACTCTCCCACGCCGGGTATCTCGAACGCCTCGACCTTCTCCTCGCCTTCCTTCTCGGGCTCGGGGTCGGGCGTGGTTTCCTCGGTCGTCTCTTCGGTGGCCGGTTCGGCGTCGGGGGTCTTCTCCTCGACGATGATGTCGGCCATGTTCTCAGAGATCATGTTGCTGAAATCACTCACAGCGAGCCTCCAGGGTTTCGGTCCAACAACTGCCGCGCCGCAAATAGCCTGCGGCGGTACTCTTCTTCGTCAAAGCCCGTGTTCTGCGTGGGCTGGTAGGGCTGGAACTGCGCGAACTGCTGCGGCTGTTGCTTCTTCCTTGCCCCAAGAAGCGCCGAGCCAAGGCTGATCGCCATTGGAATCCAGAACGCCATGCTACTTCGCTCGCTTCCGCATGATGGGCTTGCGCTTGACCAGCGTGCGCTTCATGTTGGCCGACGACTTGGCCTGCATGAACGACGCCTTGTTTCCGCCACCCTTGCGCCCGTGCATCATCGCCATTCCGAGACTCATCTTCATGGCTTCCTCTTGATCTTGCCGATCTTCTTCATCGTGGGGAAGTCAGGATTCTCCATTTTCATCTTCATGCCGGTCCTTGTCGCCTCGGCAGAGTCCAGGGCTCGCGTCATCCTTTTCTCCATGATGACGCCAGCGGCTACGTCGTCTCGCATCCCCGCTCCACTACGCCTGTCGACGTATGGGCCTTGAGACGCCAGCTCGTCAGCCAGCTTCAACTCCCCAACGCTACTGCTGCCGCGCTTCAGCTTCTTCGTCATCATCGCCGCGCCGAGCTTCATCCCTGGTATACCCCCTCGCCGCCCGGTCCTGATTGGACGGGGGCTCCGCTTGCGTCTACGGGACCGGACGGGGCGCCCGGCCCTGGAGGCCCACCGCCAGGCGGACCACCGGGCGCCCCACCGGCCGAAGCCTTCGCCTGCTCGATAGCCAGCATCATGCGATGCTGCTGCTCCTCCTGCATCCGCATCCGCTTCAGCGCACGTTGGGCGAGCGGGAGGCGGATCTCTTCAAGCGCCGTCTGCCGGTCGATCAACTGGACCTTGACCATCTCCATCGCCAGCTTGACCCGTGCTTCACGGTTCAGCGGCACCGAGGAACCGATGACCACCTTGACGCCCCACCCCTTGCGGATCATCTCGGCCGTCATCACGCCCGTCTTCGTCTTCCCGGTGAGCGGGTCCGTCATCACCACCTTGCGGTCTTCCTCGTTGTACTGCTGGAGGAGCGCCAGCCACATCTGGGCCAGCCGCTTCATCGTCTGATCCATGTTGCCGATCATGAACGCCGTCGTCACGTTCACCGTGTTGAGCAGCGTCTCGATGGCGACCCCGGACATCTGTCGCTGCTGAACGCCCTGCGCCACGGCGGGCACGTTGCTGATCCGCTCCATGCTCCCCTGAAGGAGCCCGAAGATGTCCGCGATGTACTGCGGCAGCGATGGGGGCTGGAGGCGCTGGAAGTCTGAGAGTTCCGTCACGGGGATGCCAAGGCCCGGCTCGGCGGTGATCTTCTTCGGGTCGAGCCCCGACTTCTTCGTGTAGAGGAACTGCGCGTTGCCCATCAGGTTTCGGTTGTCGATCAGGTGCGAGAGCGTCTTGTTCACCTCGTCCTGCGGCGAGATGAGATCCTGCACGACACCCTTCGACCAGAAGCGGCCTGGAACCCTGTAGCAGTGCTGCTCGACGAACGGGAAGCGCCCGTGCGTGTACGGGTTCTTCTCGTCCAGAATGATCCTGTTGTCCGCGACGACGATGTGGCGGCCTCCGGGGTAGAGGAGGTGCTGCGAATACTGCTCGTCACCTGATTCGAGGTCGCGCTCCTTGACATGCAGCGTCGACAGGTCGCGCACCCAGAACTCCAACACCTGGATCTGGTCCTTTGACGGGTCAGGCATCCCGCCCGGCGTCTTCATGTACTCGACCGCCTGCGTGCGGTCGGCCTGCCCCGCCGTGTCGACGCGGTAGGCGTACTGCGGGATCTGCCGCGCACCGGGGGCGTCCTGCGTCGTGTCGGTGAGGTACTGGTCCTGGTTCTTAATCATGGACGCACCGACCCCGACCTTCGTCGCCGCCTCCGGGTATTCGAGCAGGAGTTCCGGCAGGGTCATCTTGCGCTCGAAGATGACGTAGCGGGCGTCGAGCAACGACTTGGCGCCCGGCGCCACGCGGAAGTCGTGCGGGACGTGGGCCGACACCTTGACTTCCTTCTCGAAGTCGCACCAGCGGATGTAGTAGAACGAGTTTCCGAACGTGAAGGCTGCCTTGTCGGCGTCGGCCTTCTTCTCGTCCATCTCCTCGCGCTCCCACTCCTCATCGAAAAGCTGCTGCATGTGGTCGGCGTAGTCATCCAGGTCGTCTTCCTCGGGCTGGAACTCGGGGCGCGGGCGCTGCTGATTCGTCAGGGCCAGCAACGTCTCGACCTTCGACTGGATCTCGTTTGCCACGATGTCGGCTTTCCAGTCGGGCATGGGCTCCAGTTGCTTGCCCATCATGTACTCGAAACAGGTCTGCCACGGGGCGGTCTGCGTGTCGCGGATCTTCTGCGCGTCGTCGAGCAGGCCGAACAGGTGGGCGAGCAGGTATCGCTCGGGTTCAGGGACGTTCCGGTCGATGGGCTTCCCATTGACGCCCCTGTCACCGAACCGCCCCCGGAAGGCGTTGCTCAAGAAATCGACTACGCTCACAGTGGCTTCCTGTCGAACTCACGCTCAATGCTTTCCCCGGACGCCCCGAGGACTTCCTTCGTGATCGTCTTGCAGAACTCGCGGGTCGCCTTCTTCCGCTTCGTGATCGCCTCGGCCTGCTGCGTCTCGTTCAGCTTGCGGAGCGCGTCGATGTCGTTTCCGATCTCGATACGGTTCTGCTCCTTGGCCCATCGGGCGCGGGCAGCCGGGCCGCCGAACGTGATGCGGCCCGGCCCCTTTTGACCGCCGTTGCGGTCGTTGGCATATACCGTAGGCCGCGCAGGCAGACTCACGGCCAACCGAGCCCTCTTGTGGCATTGAGGGCACCTGACGGGATTCTGGCGTTCCGCCACCCTGCGCTCCCGTTCAGTCCTGTGTCCGCTGGAACACTCGTACTCGTAGATCATGCGCCCCTCACAGTTGCTTCCAGCTAAGGCCCTGGCACCCGCGATGGTACGGGTCGGAGGGGCCGATGTTGAGACGGGCCTGGTGTTCCTTCCACGCCGCCTCAATGTCGCTCGGGAAGATGATTCGGTTCATCCCGTTCATCTCCTTCTTCTCTTCGACCTCGCGCTCGCTCGGCGCGTAGGCCATGTCCAACTGGTAGGCCAGCGCATCGAGCCGGTCCTTCGTCTTGGCTCGCGGGTAGCGCACCATCTCGTTCTCCAGCGACTCGTGCCCGCGCCGGAAGTGCAGACGCCCGGCCCGCGCCACCGGCTCAAGGCCGCCGATACGCATGTCCTTCGAGCGCATCCGCGTCTCCAGATCCTTGAACGGCGGCCACTCCTGCAAGAGTTGGGACTGCTGGTTGGCGTAGAACATGATCGCCTTCTGGAGCTTGTCCTTCTCCACGCCGATCTGGAGCGGGCGCCACACGCGGTTGTGGCGGAAGAGTTCGTCGATGAAGGCGCCGGGTGACGGGCCGCGCTCCGCGAACATATCGAGCGTCCAACAGTGCCCGTTCTTGTCCCACCCGCAGGTGAGGATCACAGCGTCACACGCCTCGCGCTCCTCGCTGATCGCCGGGTCGGCGGTGGTCAGGATGACCAGGGAACGCAACCACTCGTCCAGTTGCGGACCGACCGGCAACTCGAAGTAGGCGTCCTTGAAGTAGGACGGCTTGAACATGGCCGTCTCTTCGTCGATGGGCTCGTTCAAGTACTGGCAGGAGAAAAGGCTCGGGCGCATCGTCGTGCGCTTGTCCTCAAGGATCTCGGGGCCGAGGCGTTCGGGGAAGAAGTACCGCGCCTTGCCAGCCGCGACCTCAGCATCGCTGCGGATGGCCGACTCCTTCTGGATGCACCACTTCCCGCGCTCCTCTTCCGACTCGATGAAATAGCCGTAGAGATCCTTGTCGTCCCATCGCGTACCGACGAAGATCATCAGCGACGGGTTCTCGGCAATCGGGATCAGGCGCCGGTAGAAGTCGATGGTCGACTGGTTGCCCTCGGTCGAGCGGGCCTGCTGCTCACCGAAGATGTCGTCCATGATGAGGATGTCGGCATGCGTCGAGTTCGCGGCGGACTTCAGCGAACAGGTGCCGATGTTGTAGTCCTTCGTGCGGTAGTCCTGACGCCACGAGATGTTGATGGCCTGGTTCGTCCACTTCAGCCGGTTGCGATTGTCGTTCGTCGGCCCGATCTGCCCGAACAGTTCGATGAACATGGGGCAGTTGGCGATTAGTTCCTTGATCGCTGCGAGGAACTTCTCGACGTTCTGGTCGATCTCCTGGCCGAGCAGGATGCGCTGGTCGTAGCCCTTCTTCCCGTTGAATGAGCGCGGCGGGGACCACGCGGGCTTGTAGTGGGGGTCGAGTGGATCGGGCGGCTCGTCCTGCGTCAAGATCCAGAGCGGCCACGCTTGCGTGATGACCGATGTCTTGAACGACCCTCGCGGCATGAGCTTCAGGTGACGGTCGATGCCGCCCGAAATCGCGTGTTCGCCCTGGCCCCAATAGGCCAACTGGAGCGACTTGCAGAGTTCGCCGTGAACGTGGGGCAGGAGGTCGTACCCCAGGCAGTACTTGGCGAAGTCGAAGAACGAGGAGCGGAAGCGTCGACGCAGGGCTTCGTGTGCGGTCTGGATGGAGTCGAGGAAGTGTTCGCGGGTAGGCTCGGCGCCGATGAGGCTCACTGCACCACCCCGGTATCCTGCGCGTTGACGATCTTTAGGAGCTTGTAGGCTTCCTTCAGCTTGTCACGCAACTGCTCGGCGTTCATCTCGCCCACCTTGAGGCGCCCGCCACCCTTGATCGCCTTGCTCATGTCGGTCGCCAGCTTCAGCGACACCTGCATCAGCTTAATCTGCTGCTCCGGTTCGAGTGCCTGGATGTTGTCGAGCAGGAGGTCGTGCGCCCTCATGCCGGTGCGGTAGAGGGCGTTGACCATCGTCGAGATGCCCGCTTCGCGGGCGGCGTCGACACTCTTCTGGTCGATGGAGGAGAGCGCCATCTGCTCCTCGGCCGTGTCGCCCGTGGCGTTCGTCAGGGCGAACAGGGCCTCGGCCTTGTACTGAGGGATGTTGAGCAGCGAGGCGAACTGCTTGTAGTTGCAGCGGTGGTAGAGGCGCATGGCCTTCACGAGTTCGCGCATGACGATCTGCTCGTCGGGGAGCAGGTTGATGTACTCGGATTCGAGCATGGCGCGACCCTGCATGGTCGGCATCATCGTCTCGCGGTTCAGGTAGTGACGCGCCAACTGACGGTTGAAGTAGCCCTCGTAGTCGGCGGTCGCCGCGATGCGCCCGGTCGTGAACGACTGGATCGCCTCTTTCGGTTCCTCGATGGTGACAAGCGGGATGTCGGGCGGGAGTTCCCCGGTGGGGTCGTCGTCCAGGTACTCGGCTTCTTCCTGCATGGTCACGGCCTCACGCGGAAGAAGGCGTCGTCGTAGTGCGGGTGCCGGGCGGGTTGGGCGACGTTGGAGGGGGAGTAGGGGATGGGTTCGGCGCCGGAGGCGGCGCGTTCCTGCTGGCGCAGCGTGAGACGGCGCGGCTTCGATGAGATGCGCCCGAGAGCGTACCCCATGATGACGCCACCGATCAGCGTGCCGAACTGAACCGCCGCCATCTCTGCTGACACGTCACCCTCCCAGGTCGCACTCACGCTACACCCAAGGATCGTGCCACGCAACCGGCAAATTTCTGTCCGGCAAAAAATTAGCCGCCCCCTCCCGACTGGCGAGAAGGGGCGGCCGACCACCGGCGAAGGGCGAACGACACCGATGGGTTGAACCTACACGGGCGAATCGTCCTCGTCAACTCCCATTTCGACGCCGCCGTCCTGGTCCAAGGCAGGCATGGGGCCTCCGGTGAGGACCGACCGGGCCTGTTCGACGGTGAGGCGGTGCGTGTGCAGGAGGTGGTAGGCGAGGTTGCGAGGGGTGTCGGGTCCAGAATTGCACTCCGGACAGAACCCCGTGTTCTTCATGGGGTTGGCGAATTTAAAGCCATCCTCCACCGTCCAGCCGTGTACGAACGGGAACTCTCGCGGCAGGGGCGTGCCCTCGTGATCGCAGACAGGCGAGCCCATCAGTTGACCACCTTGAGCCCGGCCTGCGCGGGCGCCACGACGAGCGGGGACTTCGGTGGCGCCGGGGGCTGCATGGCCTGGAGAAGGACGCGCTGGACGCCGAGGGACGCGATCCAGTGGACCTTGGCGGCGTCACCCGCACCGAACATCGGGGCGAAGCCCTGGCCCTCGCTGGTGAGGATTTCCACCGTGCAGAAGCCCGCGCTGCCGCCCAGAGCCTCGATCTTGGCCCAGAACTCTTCCCACGCCTTCGCCGTGACTTCCGCACGCTCCTGCATCGTCAGATCGTCAAACCCTTCAGCCACGCTGGATCACCTCCGTTCCGTTCATGCAGATCGTGTGCCCGGCGATGTAGGTCAACTGGAAACAGCGGGCCATGTCGCCGCGCACCGTCTGGTGGCCGAACACGCGGTCGTCGATCTCGAAGTCGAACACGAGGACAGCGTGCTGCATGTTGTACTGGTCGCGCATCCGGTTCAGAAACTCGTCGATCTCCTGGTTCATGTTCGCGTTCATCGTCTTCGCCTGGTCCTGCACTTCGTCAGACACCTTGCCCTCCGTCGAATGAGAAACACCTTGATGTAGCACAACCTCTCAGTTATTCTGCCAGCGAGGGCGCAGGGTGTCAACGGGAAAGTGGAGGGTCATTGATGAAGCCGACCGAGATGTTCGACGACGCCCCGGTGTCGACCTGGAAGTTGGGCGACCTGCCGAGGGTCGCCAAGAGGTACACCGATCACGTCTGGATTGATCCGCTGTGGAAGAAGAAGCTGTGGGGTATCGTGGCGACACACAAGCAAGGCGGCGACTCGCGCTGCTCGCTACGCAAGCTCATCGAGGCCGCGCTCACGGAGAAGTACGGGGCGCTGAC